AACGAATATGGGCCGAACGTCCGACGCCTAAGTTTGAAATTCCAACTGGAGTAAACGGAAAGAACGATGCTAGTGTTCCGTGGCATATGCAAATAGAACTTAAAGATAAAGATGGCAAGATTTGGTACATGGATCAAGCAGAGAGATTTAATGCGTTTAATTTTAACAACTTCGAAGGGTGGAACTGCAATGCAGGATTTCAAGGTATCATTATACGAGAACCGGATGGTAGTGTTAAACGCAGTTACAGTTGCCATGATGTTCCTTTGGGAAATATTGAAACAGGATTTAAACTATTTGACAAAGCAATGCCGTGTATTACAGATAGTTGTGTAAGTAGTGCAGATTCGAAGATTCCAAAACGCAAACTTGTGTAACATAAATATTGATATGAAACATTTTACAGAACTCACTGATTTACCAGTTTATAATTTACAAAAAGACTTAACAACACTACTAAATGACAACATTATTAAATACAATGGTCATTCGCAGATTTGTTTAAACACTCTGCCTGGAAACAATACCGACTATTTATTAGGAATTGGTAGCCTGTATTACAACTGGAATAACTCAACTGTTGACAAAGACGGGAATATTGATGTTCCTGTAAACAAGTTTATTCTCAATGAGTCGGACTTTACAGTACTATGTGACCAATTTATAGATACAAGTTTTGAAAAAGTATACAATGCACTTAGTGATAAGTATATCCTAGGTAGAGTGCGAATAATGAATCTACATCCTAAGACATGTTTGTCGTGGCATGTTGACTACCATCCAAGAGTACATTTTCCAATAGACACACACACTGGGTGTTTTATGGTAATTGGTGATCAAGTGAAGCATTTAGAAAAAAATAAATGGTATTTTACCGATACTACTATTTTGCATTCGGTCTTCAACGGTAGTAAAAGTGTTCGATCGCATTTAGTAGCAACAATAATAGGAGATCGATAATGCCAATATTAACAGATCCGGAACTTGCAAAAGATTTTGTACATGAATTAGAGTGGACACCTGGCTTAAAATTTATATATGAGCAAATACAGCAAATATTTGCACACCTTCCTAACATATATACACAACATCCAGAAACTAACTACTTTATCAATAACTATAAAGACCATTATAACCTATACGATCCAGACAAGCCAGTAATGCAAGTTATTAATACCTCTGATTTAACCAAACACAGAGAACTTTCGCAAGCATTGCGCAGTCACGGGTTTACTCAAAGCCTAAAATTCTTTCAAGCAGACCCAACTCAACCTGAATTTAAAGCAGTTGAGCACTTGTTTTTTGGACACAGACACCACACAAAAACAAGCGTGGCAAGTTTGATATTTCCAGTTGCAGGATGCGACGAAAATACACTAACTAGCTGGCCTGCACACGAAGATGTAGACGGATATATTCCAGAAGATCCAAATGTAGGAGTGTACTGGAGTGAATATTACTGGAAAAAGTATAACAAAGATTCCGATAAGTATTTGTTTACTGACGAGGTCGCTTCTTGTAGATATGCGCTAGTCGATAAGCCAGTATTGTGGAATGTTAAGCAATGGCACGAAGCAATTAATACTGGAACAAAACATCGGGTAATTTGTAATATTAATTTTGAAAGTAATACTAAAACTTGGCAAGAGAGCATTGATATTGTGAGAAACATATAATGGATTGGGGATACGTTATACTCCTAGGACTAATATGGGGAACTATTATATCTCATTGGGCAGCAAGTATTCTGTTACATCGATATTATTGTCATAGGCAATTTATAGTACCAAAATGGTTCGAAGCAATTGGATTGGCCATGCTTATGATTGTTGTTATAAAATCTCCAATTGGATGGATTGCAAGCCATCGATTACACCACGTGCATTCCGACACTGAGCGCGACCCACACTCTCCTGTACATGTTGGATTTTGGAAAGTTTTGAGCACCACGTGGGATATTCCACGTATTCCAATCAAGTACGCAAAAGACCTATACCAAAGCCCTATGTTGGTGTTTTGCCACAAGCACTGGTTTAAGATTATTGTAGTTATCTGGATTGTGTCTTTGCTAATCGGAATTAAGTTTTTTGTTGCATTTGCACTAATGCCGTTTATTCATGCCAAACTAGGATTTGGTCTACTTAACACATTAGGACACAAAAATGGCCCAACAAATAATGCTTGGCTAAATTTGCTAATAGCAGGCGAAGGATATCATCTAGAGCATCACAATAATTTTAGGAAAATACGGTTACACAAATACGACACAGGCGGGTGGATTGCACAAAAATTAATCAACATAGGAATATTTAAAGCAGTATGAATATAATAATTTTTACAGATTCAAATGGTGCATTGGGCTTTGGCAGATATGCTGGTCCTTATAGGGTTGCTACAGAGTTACGAAAAGCCGGATTTACTGTTCAGGTAGTCGACTTTTTTGCCGAACTATGGCAAAGTCAATTGATAAAGATAATTGATAAGCTGGTTACCAATGATACATTATGGGTTGGTTTTAGTACTACGTTATTTGCACCAGGAATCAACAGCGAAATTATCAAAGAAACTATTCGCAACGGAGAATACAATAACAGTTTCATGATTGAAAATTGGAAAACTGGAACATGGCCTAGGACAAAAAAACAAGTAATAGAAATGTACAACCTAATTAAACAACGAAATCCTAATACAAAAATCGTGTTAGGTGGCACCAAAGCAGTACGTACTACTTCATTTATACCAATTGACTATTATGTTTGGGGTGAAGCCGATGTTAGCGCAGTTGAGCTTTCGAGACACTTAAAAGACAATACGTACCCTATTAAGTCTGACGAGTTCGGCAGCGGCATCAGGCTATTAGGTGACGACTATCCAGTAGGCCCAATGCATGGCAAAACTATAGAATGGGCAGACAACGATTACATATTTAACAAAGAAGTACTACCAATTGAATTAAGTCGTGGATGCATATTTAAATGCAGCTATTGTAGTTTTAAAAATCTAGGGCAGAAAAAAGGCGACAACACTTATCTTAAAGACATCGATGTTTTTAGAAATGAAGTAACTAGAAACTACGAAAAGTTCGGTACACAAAGTTATATGTTTAGCGACGATACGTTCAATGATAGTCCAGACAAAGTTCGTCGCTATGCAGATTGTATTCAAGGCCTTCCTTTCAAATTAAGCTGGGCCGGATACTGTCGTATTGATATGTTGGCAATATCCGAAAATATGATACACGATTTGAAACTCACCAACCCGGATTTTATAAATTTTGGAATTGAAACATTTTGCCATCAAGCCGGAAAGACTGTCGGAAAAGGAATGGATCCAAATAGAGTAAAGGATACATTACATAAAACAAAAGAAATACTTGGGAAGGATACCACACTTAGTTGCAATTTTATAACAGGACTAAGATACGAAACCGAGGATGAAATATGGAAAACTGTTGAATGGTTAACATCGGCAGACTGTCCAGTTGATGCATTTAATTTTACACCATTGTACATCTTACATTATCGTAGAGATGTAAAAGATAAGACCAGTGATTTTAGTAACGAAATTGGCAACGACCCTACCAAGTTTGGGTACGAATATAACCCCGATACTGGATACTGGAAACACGAAACAATGGATCAAATACGAGCACACAAAATTGTAAATGAAATATATAAAATGCAAGAGGCCCAAACCAAGACTCTTGCAAATAGAATTGGATTTTTTGGAAGATTGCAAAATTTAGGATTAACGCTAGATGATTTACAGTCAGTAACCGCAACCAATGAAAAACCGGTACTTAACTTAGTTACAAAAAAGATTGAACTTAAAAATCAGTATGTAAAGAGAATTTTAAATGGATGAAATAGACAAACTTCTACAACAAAGTTTAGCAATTCGCAGCTTTCCTATAACAGAAATTGTTAACGTAATTGACAATTTTAAACTATCCCAACATGATGAAGTAAAGGTGTTCACTAGTAATATAACTGAATATTTAAAGCCGTATTGTGATTTGAGCAACTTTGAATACCTGTATCCGTTGAATGGTATTACTGAGGGGTTAAACTACTGGATGACTGATGAAGCTCGTACCATTCAAATTCGAAGAGGCGACTATGTTTGGGTAAGCGGTAAAGAATTTGGAGATGTGCATTATTGGTCTAGCCCAGCAAGCTTTGATGGAAATTATTGTGATATACCAACTGATAAACCGGTTGTTCTAGATTTAGCATATATATTAAGCACAAAGATAACAAAATTTAAAATCCCAGACACTGTCGAAAAGGTATTCTTTAGTTTTAGTAAATGCTTTGGGTTACGCAATTATCGTATAGGGTATTACTGGAGTAAGACACCTGATAGATGCTTAGAGCCATTAAATGTAAATGCAAAATATTACAATTATCACAGCATGACGCTGGGAGAAAAATTAATCGAGACCATTCCTATAGACCTAGTTTATAATACGTTGCAGCCATTACAGTATAAAATATGTGACGAATTAGATTTAACACCGAGTGATGTAGTATGGCTTGCAACATCCACCGATTCGAGATTTAATAAATTTAAAAGAAACAACACCAACCGCCTATGCGTAGCTGAATTGATAAAGGAAAAATATTATGCTGCCTTATATAAGTAACAATAACATAACAAAGGTAAATTTGCCCGATCTAGCCAACGCTATACAAACAAATGGAATGGCAATTTTTCATGAACAGGATTTAAATGAGCGTCAATTTATTGACGTATTAAAGTCATTTGGAGAATGCGAAACTCCGGATCTTTTTATGAATCCTAAAGAATATCCTGAAATATTTTTAGTAACCGGCAAGAGAGACGATCACGGAAATAAAATTGGAATGTTTGGTGATACCGAACTAGGATGGCACAGCAATGGCAACAGTAGACATCAAATTGACAAGATACTAATTTCATTGTATTGCATAGAAGAAGATATCAACACCACATTGAGTATTTGTAATACCAGTGATCCGTTCTATGAACTGAGTACAGACGAACAAGAATATTGGAAAAGTATTAAGATTCGAATAAAATTTCAAAACAATACAATGTACCATTTAGATGACGACGATCCAGAATTAGAATTCATGAGTAAAAACAAAGGCAGCATACGAAACCTAGTTGGAGAGCATCCGCATACTGGAAAGAGTTATTTTTATTTTCCATACCACTTTATTTCCAGTGCATGGGAAGGAAAAACAAAAATTGATCACAAAACGATGATTGACAAGCTTCACCCATTAATTTTCAAATCCAGACATCAGTATCATCATATATTCAAAAAGGGAGACCTGCTGTTAATGGATCAATTTACAACATTGCACAGAAGAACTCCGGTCTTGGATAGAAATCGCCTTCTTTGGAGAATTGCTTGTGATTATCAACACATCAAAACTTCGTAAAGAATATAGTATCGAGGATATGTTGTACTTAGACAGCGATACTGCTAGTGTTATCTATAAGACAAAGGCCGACATTATTAAGAAGAATAACTTGGTTGGAATCGTTGACGTTGGATGTCGTGTGGGCGCAGTAAATAAATTCCTCGAGTTGTATGATTATAATTATTACGGATTTGATACAAGCAGCGAACCAATAAAATGGGCCAAAGAACACTATCCATTAAAAGAGTTCGAAGATAGATCCTGGGATGAACTAATTCAACCAACATTTACAGTTGACACTGTCATCTTTGGGAGTGTGTTAATATACGATAGTGATCCACGCGGGATGTTTGAACGCATATGTAACTTTTATACACCAACACACGCAATAGTACACGAAGTAACCAGCGACAACCACGAAGATTTAAATTATACTGATCTGGATTACTTTTTTAAAAATTATGAATGTAATTCAGTAAATTTAGATCTGGATATTCCGGTAGGAAAAAGGATAATAATAGATGTCAAATATCGATAATTTTAGAATAACTCGACACCAGTTAGAATATGACGAAAACAATATTCCTACTAGACAATATCTAAACAACGACCCGGGAAATCCTGGGCCCGATAGACCAAGTTGGGAAGACCTTAGTCTGCACAATGAATATGTCGGATATAGAGATATGGTATGGACACCAATAGACCTGCCGTATTTAGATATCGACCTTGCACGTATTGCACGGATTCACAATGATCAGCAAAAACAGAAAGATTTCTACGAAACTGAAAACGTGGGGACGTTGATGTTTTTGAAATCTAATAATTGCGGCACACCTGGAAGTAATCCTGAATGGTTCGATTGGGCAAGAGATGAATTTCCGGATCTCATTGAGTACGTAGAAGCGTTGCCTTTTAAAAGTATCCATCAGATCTTTTTTGTACAAACACCTACTCCGATTCCTCCACACTACGACGAAGAAAAACTACTCGAAGGACTATTACAAGCACAGGCTCCTAGTCATTTGCATTTTAGATGGAGTAATGTAACTCATTGGAGGAATGAGCATTTCTATATGAGCAAGGACAGCGGCGCAACTCGAATATTTCCAATGCTGCCGCCTGAAACAAATGCATTTGCGTATGATGGCGCAACATTTGAGCACGGAGTTGACAAGGGGTTTAGCTTCACTGACCGTGCGCAGCTTGTAATTCACGGTGTCTATGATTTGCCATTGTGGCATGAACTACTAGAAAAAAGTTACCAAAGGTATAAAGAATATGCAATTACAACATCCCATTTTAATTAAGACTTACAGTGAGGATGTCGACAAACACAGGGATTTAATCTATCCTTTTATACGACAATCTCGGCTCGAAGGGAACAACAGTATTACCACCTCAAATTACAATCCCGACGACCCTAACACAGAAACATGGATGTGTTTTGTCAACGACGAGTTAATTAGTATCAGCGTGGTAGAACATAGTCATTATACCAATGATCCGACCATAGCAGCCCGAGTTTGTAGGTATCATATTTTAAAAGATTACAGGTTCACACATTGTGGATTGCGTATGGCAGATCTTCAAATTGCGTGGGCAAGGAAAAAACAGTTTGAGATATTATATATTACACACGATGTTACCAAGCGTGCTATAAATGCATTATACCAACGTAAAAGAAAAATGACAGTTAATACATTTACCGAGTATACTAGAACCGAGTGGTATCAAACATTACAATTAGAAAGAGACTTTTTGTTTAAAACGGGTAATATGTTGCAGTATGTTTATAGTATACGACTGAATAATCCGTCTTACGTTTGGCAACCTAGCAGTGATTTTATAACAAGAGATTTTGATGCAAGTATTATTGAGCGCACCTAGAGCTGGATCATCATATGCTTACGAATCAATTCACGCATATAATTTAACATTACCAAACGTTAGATACGTCGGTGTTGAAGAATTCTTGGATCCAACAAAGACTTCGTTGACGTTAGAACAAAAGATAAAATTTCTCGAAGATAAAAAGTTAGACGGAGTTAATTATACATTCAAACATCATATTAATTACCTCGGTGACTATTACGACACATGGTTTAATAACTTCTACAAAGACGACGAGATCATTATTTTAAAAAGAAGAGATACGTGGAAATGGTTCTTAAGTTTTTTATTTCAAGATAGTACAAACTGGACAACAGCAGCCGTTATGAAAGCCGATGGTATACCCAATCAACTAAATATCATTACACGCATAAATCATGATTATAATAAGAGCTTAGAACAATTTTTTACAATCAAGGCACAACTAGATAGCGCTGTTGGTAGTGTACGTTATTATGAAGATTTGGATATTGTAAGTAAAAAATACTACAAACTATCCAACTTTATAGATTACGAAAAATACTTTGACGATATAGAAGATATTAAGATTGTCTTTAACAAATGGAAACAAAATTATGAATAAACACCGATTACCCAGTTTAGCAAACCTTGGTTTAAATATCGACCTAACTAAATTAAGAAAAGAATGTGATTTCCTGGCTGACAAGTTTGTAGACGTGCGAACAGCCAACCCGGGACTGTGCATGAATCACGAAGCCTTAGTAAAGGATGTATATGACAACTTTGAGCAGATTAATCTTACTCTACCAAGCGAAGTTCTACCACATGCTTCCAGCATCAAAGAGCGTCTGCGTCGCAGGGAAGAGCATCTTTATAACATCCCGACTGCTGACTACACTGATAGCTACATACAGAGCGTTGTACAGCAGTGTAAGGCGCCTGCTAGTCGTGTACGTATCACCAAACTTGCTCCGGGCAAAACTATACCATTTCACGTCGACTACGATGTAAGTTACGCTGTGAGATGTATAGTACCTATTTATGGTGATAAACAAGCAGTAAATCTCTTTCGTCGCGATGACAAGCTTGAAGCATATAATCTTGAAAACGGTAATGCATATTTCTTAAACATTGGATATCCACATGCTGTGATCAACATGAGTAGTAGTCCTCGTATTGCGTTGATGTTTAGCTTAGACGGCACCAGCGATTTAGAGAACTTATGATTGAAATAGATATACCACTTGAAACTGTTGATGTCTTATACACCCATGTTATAAATAATTTGGGCAATAGAACATTGGGAGAGTTTCCGTTTTACACAAAAGTAAATTCCGATCTTCTAGAAACTGCATTTAAAGAATTGTTAAATCTAAACACTGTTAGCACCGCTTATATCTATGCACATGATGAAACGATTCCTCTACACGTAGACAGATATAATTCAGAAGCCATATATAATCTAAATGTTCCTATATATGTATTAGACCCCCAACAGAAATTTATTGTGTTTGATCAAGAGTTTGATAAATCAGGATGTGAGTGGCAAGTTAACGATGTCAAACAAAAACGTCACACTTCTCTTCTTGAAAGTGATTTAGTCAGTAGTAAAAAAGATAATGATCATATCGAAAGTATTTGTTATACTGACCGTCGACCATGTGATACTGTTGGAGTTAATTATCTAACTGACCAGCCTGTCAACGAAAGTATAAAGGACGATTTGCCGTTTGTACATAATTTTTATCACGGACTAACTGGAAGTTCATGGGTGCAAACTCCTGGGAAGGGATTGATCTTCAAAAGCAGTCAATTACACGGAACTGGAATTCAAACAAAATTCAAGATAGGATGCGTGTTGATGCTGAAATCAAAAGATTGTTTACTGAATCAGTAAACTGAATAGTACATCCTATTTTACTAGAAGACATTCTTCCGGTGGCATGTATTCTATTTGCAGGAAATAACAATGCTTTTCCTGGTGTGTAATTCCATGCAATTCCTGTAAGTCCGTGATACAACTCTTTAGTATACGGTAAGAACTTATGTAGGCTATTTGATACAGGGTTTCTAGTACATCCCTTAACTGAATTAGTATCACACGGTCTGCTTTTAATTGAAGAATCGTAATACATTTCTTTTAGTTCTTCGTTGGATTTATCGTCAAAAATATTATATATCCACGATATTTCGGACGTTGACTCTACAGTCTGATCAAAAACAATAAACTTCTGTTCTACACTAGCATGGATAGGAATTAATAATATTGATTCTTTTTTAATACTGACATCGCTGTGTATTGCAAACGGCTGTGTATGATTAAATAAATTTCCATAATGAAAGCATGAAGTGTCTATAAACTTGTCTGCAATACTTTTAATAGTTTCTTGCTCTTCGATTATAGACAAGTCTTTCATTATCGTCTTAACACCATTGGCGGATAAGTTAGTAAACGCTTCTAAAACACCATATGGTAAATCAATTTCAATCACGAATTATGCAGCAGTTCCGTCGTCGAGATTAATCCATGCACCTGCCTGATATCCCTGAAATCTGTCATCAGTTGTATTGTACACAACCATGCCGTTGACTGCTGTTAATGCATTGCGAGCTATGGTTGTAATACTTCCAAACTGGACATAAGACGAACTCGTAATTGAATCGGCAGCGACGCCTTCGCTAAACGTACCTGCACCGTTGACATCTAGTTTTGTAGTTGGACTTTTTCCAATGCCAAAACTTCCGCCCATATCAAAATGAATTTGTTTTGTGGTATCAAATGATCCATTAGTTAAATTAAATACCTTAAAGCCGTCGCTTCCGCCTTGCATATAAACAGCAGTTTCATTTCCGTTTATATCATTTCTTTCCCAGCGAACTACTCCATACGCAACCGTTGTCGATGGATCGGCAATGTCTATACCTATATCATTTCTTATAAACCGTAATGCTGAGTAATCACTAGTGTCTACAAGTGTAACTCCAAATCCGTTATCACATTTGAGTGCAGAGTTACCAAAAATTTCGTTTGTTGTAATAGATCCATCAAGCCCGTTAACAATCACAGTTGAATCATCACCAAATACACTTCCAACTACATCGCCTATTAATGAAGCAGTTACAACGCCGGTTTGTCCGTTAACAATAATTGTTGAATCGTCAGCAAATACAGACCCTTTTATGTCTCCAATAACGTTACCTGTAAACTCTCCTCTGACATTTTCAGCAAAAATTATACCATCGAGTGCGTCTACCAATAGGGTGCTGTTGTTGGCAAATACACTACCCTGTATATCGCCCAGCACGTCACCTATCAATCCGCCATTAAAGTCCGCAGTAACAAATCCGTTGATATCGATGTTTCCTGTACCAGTTATATTATTTGAATTAAGGTTTAAATTTTGTGTAAGTTGCGCAGGGGAACCATCAGTTGATCCAGAAATTCTATTTCCACCGACCGTGGTACCATCACCTGCATACAATTCTTTAGTATCAATTGTATAGATCAATTCACCTTCTTGCGGAATGATTGTTAATCTTTCGGCATCGGTACCGCGTCTTAGTCTTAAAGCCATTTAGAGAACTCCTGGAAATTTGTTATCATATGTATTTATGCCTTTTTAACTATTCCACCTGTGTAAGAAACTTGTACAGGATTTACAAATGGTGTTTTAAATATTCTGTTTGGTCCACCGTGAATGCTATCTTGATCATTCCAGTTAGCATCAGGAACCCCTGTATCATAAAGCAAATCTTGTGTTGAATTATTGTGTATGAATGTTTTCATTTGTGTAGGTGTCATTCCAGGATTAGCTTCGAGTATAGTAGCAATTAGCCCTGCAACATTTGGCGATGCCATTGATGTACCTGAAATTTTCATTAAATTATAATTACTGTCTAGCGGGCTAACAACAGTACTCGTTCCACCGTTGACAATATCACAAGACCCGTTGTTGTCTTTGCTTGCAACACTAGTAATATATGTACCTGGTGCGTTTATATCAACCCCAGGCCCTGTGCAACTACTTTCAGCTTTGTGTTCTAATCCACCTTGATATGTAATATCCATATTGCCTACTATAAATGCATTAGTACTGTATGGACTAGAACCTCTATGATAAAACTCTGCACCACTGCCAAAATCAGCACTATTGTTCCAATCTTGGTCGCCGTTGGCTGCAATATAATAATAACTGTTGCCAGCAGCAATGCAAACGTGTACACCTTCGTCAATTAGTTCTTCTAAGTCAACATCGACTGACCCTACACGAACGTTTATACGCTTACTTATTACAACTGACGGAATGATACCTGCACTTGCCCACTGTTCGGTTGTATTGGTGTATCCAGCATCGGCACTGGTCCAAGACGTGCCTCGATATGTTCCGCTTGAACACGCAGTACTTGATCTAGTGCCGCCGTATCCCCAGCTCATATTAACAACAGTCGGACGCTTAAATCCAGTATCTGGATCAATTGGTTTATTACGGTGCCATAACTTAATAACATCAAAACAATCAGTAATGCTAATACCGGTTGCGTCTCCTGTTCCTTCAAGCCCGCTAACTTTTACACTATAAATTGCTGCATCCTTTGCCCAGCCCATTGTACGACCTGCTACGGTGCCGGCACAATGCGAGCCGTGCCCGTGATAGTCTCTGTAATGGTTGGCGTTTTGTGTGCCCGCTAAGCCGCTTGCAGCGTACCAGTCAAGTTCAACTACTCTGCTAACACCTTTGGCATCAGTGTATTCAGTATGGTTAACACTCAGTCCGCTGTCTTGAATAACAACATCAACACTTCTGCCTGTTAGTGTATAAGGAAATGCAACAGCTATACTAGTCGCTTGACTCCAAGGATCTGCACTGTTTGACCCTCTTATGTTGCCCCAATTTAAGTCTGTAGTTCTAACAGTAGCATCTTTGGTCCAGGTGCCTTCTTGTAATGCAAAGTGTCCAATCTCGATATCGTCACGTTGATCCGGCGGAATTTCTACACTGTAAACTCGCGGATCGTTTTTTAATTGTTCTGCTTCGGCATCAGTTAAACTATAATGGCAGCTTCTTAAACTGCCGTCTCTGTTGTTAATTATGTCAACTCTGCGTGTAGGTACAAATCCGTCATCTGCACTGGCATTTTCAATCTGATCCCAAAAAGCGTCATAGTCAATACCTTTGTTAAGACTTACGATATATTCTTTTTCAGCCATTTAAATACCTTAGATTAAGTTAGCCCAAGCACCGTTTTCGTACCCTTGGAACTTGTTGTCAGTTGTGTTATAAATTACATCACCGTTTTGTGCAGCAAGTGCATCTCTTTCGGTAGTTGTAAAACTTGCTAGTCTTAGTACACTACTAGTGATGCGTATAGCATTGCCAGCAGTTAAATCTAAGTTTGTTGCAGCTTCGATTGACGGAGTGCTTGCGTCTGTGCTTACAAATTTATCAGCATATACAACGTTTGATACACGCAAGTCGTTTTCAACTAATAGGTTGCTGTTTATTGTAACTGCTGGAGTAATGGTAATTCCTACGCTATCATTGGTATCAAGCGTTCCACTGGTAAAAGTAAAGTTGCCTAAGTCTGCAGGTTGTACTGCACTATCTGCTAAGTTGCCCTGCGCACTAGTTGCAGCATCAGTAATGCCGTAGCCTGCTAGTGTAGTTGGCGCTCCGTCTAATACAGCATAAGGAATAACATTGTTTACTGCATCGACTAATAGTATACTATTATCGCCGAACACCGAGCCTACTAGATCGCCTGCGAATGTGTTGGTTGTACTATCAACCAACAGTGTGCTATCGCTACCTCGCACGTCTCCAATTATATCAATTAGGTATTCTTGACCTTCGATTATGCCTGTTCCGCCGCCACCAGAGATTCCTGTAAGACCGCTACCGTCGCCAAAAAATGCAGTTGCAGTAATAATACCAATACCGTTGATACTAAAGCTATTTAAATCTAAATTTTGTGTGAGTTGTGCAGGGGATACACCACTACTAGAAGTTACTAAAACGCCGCCTAGTGTTGTACCATCGCCGACATATAGTTCTTTTGTATCGGTTATGTAAATAAGTTCACCTTCAGCAAACGTTTCTGTTTGTCTGTCGGTATCAGAGCCGCGTCTTAATCGCAATGCCATGTAAAAATCTCCTAGGTGATAATATATACTTTTAGTACTGTATATATTTATCACCTAGCAGGTCATTATTTATTTAATTTTAAGAATCTGTAAACCCGCTTACTCAAGTCGTTCTTAACACGTTCCAAGTCAAGTCTAAAGTCTATAGTATCTATATTATCTTCATATTCTTCAAAGACAGCATCTAGACTGTCTTCAATTTCTTCAGCTGTTTGTTTTTTACGGCTATCATCTATATCAATGTCCCAAGTTGCGCCGTCTTGAAACTTGATAATTATACTACTAATATATTCTATTGGAAGATAGTCAATGTCGATCTCATCAAGTATAGCCTCCCAATCAGCATCCTTTTCTTTAGAAATCTTATGCTTTGGCAATTGTAGCCTTCTTTGCAGTTGGCTTCTTAACAGATGTAGTAGTCTTAGAGGTGTCCATTGCTTCTGCTTGTTTGCGTAAAGCTTGTGCCTCTTTAAATAACGCATCAGCAGTTGATCTAAGCTTTGCTGCCATTTCTACTTCGCTCAGTGTTTCTTGTGCAACCGGCGCTGTTGCAGAGAAAATATCTTCAACTGTTGGAATTTGCTGTACTGGTACAGAAGTAGGTGTTACTGCATTAGAATCGGTATTTTTAATAGCAAGATCACCAATTGAAATACCTTTTTGTTGTGCAATAACTTCGTTTAGTTCATTAAGCAAAATAGACGTTTGATTGTTAGGAGTCATTTCGACTTCACTAGTTGCCACTTTCTTAAGTTGTCCAGTGTAATGAAATCCAGCAAGCATGTTTCTACCATCTGGCAAGTAGGTACGACTCATTGCATCTGCTAGCTCATCAGCTTGTTGTCCAGATGGCGACTCGACTAATTTGATAAGTGCATCGTGCTCATCTGCAGGAAGTCCTTCAGTTAATACAACAAGCGCACTATACGGATCATTTGGAATAGTACGATATGCAACAATTGCACGTCTTTTATTATTCTTAATTCTACCTATGTGTTTAATATTAGTCATTTGTATCCTCGCTTGATGCTGTGGCAGGCGGCACTTCTGGCACACTTTCTTGCGCCGCCTGTGCTGCCTTTTGTTGTTCTTCTACATTGCGTAGGAACAGGTCAAGTTTGTTATAAACAATACCAACTGCTGCCATTTCGTTGGGCTTGAATGCATTGCGTTCGCTTGCAATATCAATAATACCTTTCATAGTGGCAAGATCTTGAATGTTTAGATCGTTTGGGTTTGCTTGTGCTTGTGTAGACATTTCAGTTCTCCTTGTAATTTATATATGCAATATTAATTTTTAATATTTCAAATGTGGACAAGCCAACATAAAGTAGCTCATTTCTTTTGATGTTTCAAATCCTATGCGAAGCTTTTGTTTTAGCCCTGTGCTCTGATCAGTGCCTATCGCCGGACCTATATAGTACCGTCCAGTAAGATTAGAAAAAATCCAATCATCTATAGCCGAGTTTAAATTGTAACTTGGCGTAATTATAATGCTTTCGAAGTAAGGCGGACAAAACTCAAGTCGCCTTACTTCTAGTACATTAAGGGGATTTACTTTACCCTTTTCTAACATTAATTCTCCCCGTAGTGAGCAGTAATGCCAAACGGACCTTCGAGATTCTTGTCGTGATTACCATGAATAATAAAGATAGTATCGCAATAATCTGGATCGCCCCAGCTATTCCAGGCATAGCCGTCAGTGAACATGATGAACTTTTTAGGCTGGATATCATTGTCTTTCATGTAAATCCAGTTGGCCATAAAGTCAGTGCCACCGCCGCCTACAATTTCATAGTCAATAAGGCTTTCGCCACCGTCTGCACTAAAGTCCTGCTCGTTGTAAACTTTAGTGTCAAAGCACCACAGCTTGATCTTGTAATCTTGGTACTCGTCCATAATACCTTTGATTTCGCCTAAGAAATCAGCAGCTTGATCATTACCAATACTACCGCTCATATCAATACAAATGCACAGATCAATGGTATCCTGGAAGTTCATACTAGGAAGAATTGCACCACTCATTTGGCCTTTGCGACTTGGACGCGAGAACGTATAGTCGCTTTTGATAGTGCTTTGAATTTGTTGACGCAGTAATTCACGCCAGTTCATCTTAGACTCGGTCATTTCTTTGATCAGACGCTGTACGCCTAATGGAACATTACCAGCGCCAGCAGCACTTGCTGCTTGAATCATAGCTTCTTTGATCTCGTCTTTTATTTGATCAAGTTCTGCTTTGCTATAACGAGGCTGCACTTTGCCTTCACCGTTGTCATTTTCGTCGCCGTCACCATCTTCCCAGTCAAGGTGTTCGTCCAGCATTTCGCCCAGCGCCTCAACAGCTTCCTGGCCGTTCTTTTTTGCTTGTTCAAACAGCTCGTCGTATACTTCT